AAATGTTTTTACCAGACCAGTTTAGTAACTCAGGCTCTTTGTAAACCTGCACATTAGGAATCCATTTTAAACTATCAATCGAAGATATGTCATTTGATTTCTTAGCCCAAATATCATGGTTACCACATATTACATAACATGGTAGAATCTGTCCTAGTCTTTCAAATAAATTTACTGCGTAACTTAGGACTTTAATATTAATAGATTGTCTATTATCAAAAGTATCTCCTACTTGTACTAAGACATCACCGGGTTTAACATCCCTCTTTAAGATAGGGATAAATGTATTTTCGAAAAAGTCTTTTTGAATATCCAGCCACTCGACTGAATTTGCTCTTACACCAAAGTGCAAGTCTCCAAGGATCCAAACTCTTTTGGCGCCTTGTTTAATTACCTTGGGTTCAATCATTTAAAATAATCTTTTAATGTTCTTCTTTTCTAAAATACCTGTTTTGTTATCTAGCTCTTGAATAAGATCTTCCTTATATACATTAGAAAGTGAGCTATAAAATTTTGCTGGTTTAATGTCGAAATATACACATAGTTCACTAAATAAATCTATGTTTGACCATTTAGGCCCTATCTCATCAATAATAAATCCATACACATCGTTAATGTCATTCTTTTTAAGTTTATTACATCTACCTAAATCATCAATCTCATTAAATACTTTAAACCTAGAAATAGTAATTAATTCATGGATCTTCCTAGCGATCATCTCAAAGTGTATTTTGTCTTCTTCTGGTTGTGTGTCTTTAATGCTAGGATCTAATTCAAAACTTATACTACCAAGTTCAAATTCTGGTGTGTCAAAACTATTATTAAAAATTTTATCATTTTTTGCCATATTGTTTTGTTTATTTTTTAAATACTGTGTATACTAGAGCTTGCGATGTCTTCAGTTTCGACCAATCTCATGTGATTAAAATCAATATTTAGTTTACATTTATTGCCTTTACCTTCACCATCCCTGATCTTAAGTACCTTTAACCAATACTCTTGGTTAGCACGCATTAAGTCATCTTGGATAATACCTAGCATTACGTCGGCTGTGTGTGAAAGACCTGCAGATTCTGCAACGTCACCCATTGAAATATCTGAAGAGTTATAGCCGTTTCTATTTATTTGTGTTGCAGTTACGATCAACCAGTCATTACGCATTCCCATAGCACGAAGGTCCTCTGCAATTTGCTTGATCTTCATGTATGTATTCTCCGTATTTTGGTTACGATAATTGGCTAAGATATTAATATAGTCAATTACTACTGCTCCAACTTTAATCTGTAATTCTTCTTCTATTTGATTTACATAAGCTTCAATATCTAGTACTGTAGCCTGTGATGTTGGAAATTGTTTTACGTATAAAGATCCTGGAGGTGTAAATCCATCTCCAACTGTTTCTAGTCTACGTTTTATATGATCTCTATTCTTTGCTTTCTCAGCATATTCATTAATATTAATATTAAGAAGATTAGAACCGATTCTTTTTACGAATTTATGGGCTGCCATCTCTGCAGTAATTACTACAGTGTTAGTTCCCATCTTCACGAAGTTCGCTGCATCGTTTGCTAAGTAAATAGACTTACCAATGTTTTGTTCTCCTGCATAAACTACTAGGTTACCGCCTTTATCATATCCACCTCCTAGCATTCTATCTAAGAAGTTATATCCAGTACTTATCTTTTCGTTTTCTTTCTGGTCATGTGAATCAAAATCAAAGAAGTCAAGACCTAGATCAGAATTAAATGTTAGGTTATTCCTATCATTGATTAAGCCTTTAACTTTTGTAACAATAGATTCTACATTTTCAGGAGTAACTTCTGTAGTTTTAATAAACTCAATAGTATCTGTTAAAGATGTATTAAAAGTTCTCCATTTAATCCAAGCCTCTGCTGTTCCTGTTAACCATTCTTCATCATACTTATCTAGATCTACATCGAAGATCATATCTAAGATGTTGTCACTAACTCGCTCTTTTGATTTAGGATGATTCTGGACTAAAAGCTTTAAGTTTTCTTTTGTTGGAGTCTCATTAAATTTACTATAGAATTTATTAGCTAAATAACTTAATGCATCAATTTCTTCTGATGTATAAAAGTTATACTTAATAGCTTGTAAATACTTAACTTTCTCTAATGAGAGTCTAAAGAATATTTTTTCAAAGTCTTGTCCGAACTGCATATTGTTTTTATTGTTCTATGGTTAATATACCTTTTTGTTTAGAATAAGGCTCCTTTTCCCATAGATTAATTGCTAAAGCTTGGCGAGTACCTTTAGTAACTGTTTTAACAGTGTGCACATGCTGCCCAGCCTGAAATATGATAAATCTATTAGCTTTTGCTTTAATTATCTCTGGTGGCTTGTTAGCACCGTCTGTGAATATGTGTAATTCTCCTCCTTCAAAGTTTTGTCCTGCTGGATAATATACACTTCCAATAACAGGAGTTACTATTTCTCCAGTCTTCTTATGCCATGCTTCATCTTTATCAAAATGAGGTTCTAAGAAATCGTTCCAACCATCTTTTTCTCCAGAAGGCAATTTAGCTTTCTGAATACCAGTCCAATATTCAAATCCATCAATAGAAAATGAACCTGAAATTGGGCAATGTTCTCCCCATGCATATTCAATTATCTTTTTAGCTGTATTAGTAGCTGGTGAATTCCACCAACCATCATACCATTTAAATACACCTGGTTCTTTAAATAATTCTGTTTTGTTTTGTTCTATTTCTTTTAAAAGAGTTGTATCTTTTATGAAGTTATCAAATACTGCTATCATTGGAATGGGTTTTTTATTATTTTAAAAGCCTCTTTGCCAGGCTCTTCGTTTGTTTGTTCACATAAACCCATAGTAACTAATTCTTTTGCAGACTTTAATATTTTATCATGGTCTGATTCTGGGAATCTATATGTTTTTAATGCGTGGAAAGTAAAGCTACCTTTGTATCTGTCTGGATTTCGATTACTTAATTTTACCTCAGCTTGTAAAACATCTAATGCTGTAGGATAATCTGGTAAATCCTTCTCTATTCCTAAAATATATTTTATTGGTAGTTTATCCTTACTAAGCTTCATCTTCCATTGATTCTAATAATTCATCTACGTTAAGATCTCTATGTTCCGTATTGTAATTAAATATCGGATGGATAATCTTTTCTATCTTTTGTAATATTTCTTGTGTAAATACTTTATCACTAAAGAATTCATTATTAGGTACAACTTCGTCTAAGTGCTTACAGATCCAGCCTCTTGCAGTGGCCTTTGGAGTTTTAACTCCCTTTTCAATACTACCTTTTGCAATACCGATGTTTTCCCAATCAATATATTGTTCTAGTCCCACGTATCTGTTCATACCTTCAGTAAAATGTAGGTGGAACTTAATTGGACTTGGTTTTGCAAATCTATTTTTGTTTGGTTTTGCCGTTACAATAATACCAGTCTTTTCACCGCCTTCTTTAAGTTGAGCTTTACCTAAGAATAAAACAATAGATGCTGCATATTCTGGTCCAGTTCCTCCACCAGCAACTGCTTGTGAAATAAATGACTGTGTTTGGTATGTGTGGTTAGTAAAGATAAATGGTATTTTTAAATCAGCTAGGGGAGTCATGATAATTCTAAAGATAGACTTTAAGATTTTAGCTCTTGTCATATCTGATTTTTCACTTCCTGTTTTAGCATCTTCAATTTCTTTTGCAGTTGCTAAGTTACCAGCTGAATCTAAGATAATCATTATCTTTGGAGTTTCCCCTCCAGCTCTTTTTACCTCTTGCATTTTAGAAGTAATTGTAGTTACAGATTGACGAAAGTCTTGTACTGTATTACATGGTTGGTAATTTACTTTATTAGTATCAATACCAAACTTCTTCATTAATTCTCTATCAACTGCTGCTTCTGAGTCATAGAAAATAACGCTATATCCCATATCAATTGCACGAGCAATAGAGTTTAGGATTAAATATGTCTTTCCTGTTCCTGATGGTCCTGCGATCGAACAAGATCTATTGTTTGGCCATCCATTAAATAAAGATCCACTTACACATGCGTTAAGGTGATAATTACCAGTATCAATCCATTCAGTAACTTCACTGAATGTACTATTTTCCATAACAGATCCTAGTGGATTAATGTCTGCTAATTCTTTATTAATGTCGTCAAAACTAAATGATTTCTTCTTTGCCATTATATTCTTTTATGTTTATTGTTATATGAGGAAACGTCGGATTGTTTAGAGTATGGCTGAGCCTTCTCCAAATTCCGCCTTTTCCTTTGCTCTAAGTGTATTGAGCTCTTCAGTTAGATTATGAGCTCTTCTCTCTAAATCTCTAATTGAATCTTGTACATCTGCAAGTCCATGTAAAATTCTTTGATATTCTCTTACATAAACTTGTTGACTTTCTGGTAGATCTTCTATATTAATTTTATCTCCCATCATTAATCTTCTGCTCTTTGTGCTATAGTATCAATATCTTCATCAATAAGCTCAATAGTATCTTCTGGGAATTCTATTTTTAATTGATTTGGATTTGTCACGTTATTTCTTTGTGCCCAATAAACTTGCCTTACATTTTTACCAAGTTCTTGATCGTTAGGATATAGTTCTACTAGGTCCATGATTTGTTTAAAATTGCTAATTGGTCTGTCCATTTTGTTTATTTTAAAATAATGCCGAAGCGTAAATTAAGTTAGTATCTAAAGTCTGAAGTCCTGTTGCAACCAATACTCTATTAAGAGGATCGATCATACACTTTTCAAATTGAGTGTCATAATCTACTTGTGGTGCAATTTCATAAGGATGTTCGTTAGGCATATATGCGTAAACTTCTGATATTGGTGTTTTACAATTGTAAATCTTTAGCTTTTCACCATTACCAATTACTTTATATTTGTTTTTATATTTTGAGTTGTTATTTAATAAGTAGTTATAGTAGCCGGCAGCCTTTACATTTGCTGGACATTTAAGACCTACTTGGAATTCAATTTGATCGTCGACAATATACTTATCAATATTGTTAGTTCTACGATTAAATGAAATATCATCTATATTAGCTAGTTGAAATTCTTTCTTTGAAGTTTTCATAAACTGAACTAGTTGTTCTAGTTCACTTGGTCCAGGTGACGATTTACACGAAAACAGAATCCTAAGTGCTTCTACTAATTTCTCTCTAGCAAACTTTGGAGTTGAAGATTGTATTGTATCAAATCCAATTGTCTTTACCTTCTTTAATGTTGGATGTCTATCTGTAACTTCTAGTTTATCATCCCATGCAATGTTTTGAATATACTTTTTCTTAGACATCCAAATACCATTATATGCTAATGATTCTAATTCAAAGAATAAGAAGTTATCCGTGTTTCTAACATCTGCATATTTTGCCATAGTGGCAGTAATATAATCCTTAAGTCTAAAAGCATAAAATGCTAAAATAAATTCATCAATAGGTAAAGCGGTTTCTTCATCTGGCCAAATAATAGATTCATAAAGATCTTGGAACTGTACGTAACAAGAATCTGTATCAATATAAATTACTGCAGGCTTTTCAATCTTACCCTTTACTTTAATATTGAATCGCTCATGAACTTTAGTATCTTTGTGCCAAAACTCATTTACGTACTTATTAAGAATTGCTTCAGAATATAGAATAGCGTCTTTACCTTGTTTTGTAATAGATTCTGCAATATCAATATTGAAGAAGTGGAACCATTTGTTACCGAAGGCACCGTAGATAGAGTTAAGAGTTAATTTAACTGCTTGTTCATAAGCGGTAAATTTAGCAGATAGCTGCTTGTAATGTTTTACAAGCAGCTCTGCCTCTTCTCTACTAAGTTGATCGATTGGTTTCTCAGTAAGTGACTCTACATTCATTTATTAAGCAGTTTGACAAGTTGAAACTGTTAATAGTGTTTGAGATTCAGTAGATTGGAATACAATCTTTCCATCTGAAATATGTACTTTTTGTTCTTCTCTATCTAAAAGATTTAAATACTTCTTATAGACAGTTACTTCTCCAGCTCCATTTGATTCTGGATTAATAGTTGCGTTAAATGATTTACCACTAACACTAACTCCAGTTCCATTAGCTTTTACGCTGAATGTTTCTTCTTTATCAAGTCCGAATAAGTTTTTTACTTTACCGATGGTATGTGTGTCCATGTTAAAGCTAAACTTTGTTTCGTCGATAGCAAAGATAACTGCTTGTTGTTCTGGTGTTAAATCTTTAAATCCTAGTGAAGGCTCTGAACAAGATAATTTAATTTCTAATTCGTCATTAAACATTCTCAATGAAGATGCGATTAATTCGCCTTCTTGTTCAATGAATTCTAATTCACCTTTAATAGCGTCAGCATCGAAATGCTTAATAGCTTCAATTACCTTTGCTCCCTCAAAGAAAGCAACCTTCATTTCTAGGTCGGTATCAGGCCATTCGCTGATTTGGAAAATCTTATCACATTCAACAGCATGTGATTTTACAGCATCTCTTTGTGGGAGATATACTGCAGAAGTTATTTGTCCATTTTTAATTTTCATGTAGACAAATGAGTCAATTAGTTTAACTCGGTTAATAAAACCGGTTAAAGCGTGTTGGTCAATTCGATCAATTTGTAGTTTCATCTAAATATATTTTTGTTTGATAGTTATACTTGTTTTTACTAGTTAGTTTCAATAAAAAAGCCCAGGATCCTAGAAACCTGGGCAATTTAAACCAAATTAGATTTAGCTTAGAATTTTAAGCCGAATCCAATTTGAAGGTTAGTTGTTTCAGCTCCTAAATCGTAAACGATTTTTGGATCTACAAACATTGCTCCTTTGTGAAACTCAAACATTCTTCCTACACCTACTGATGCTTGATCGAAATCAAAATCATTAAGTGCTAGATAACCGAAGAATCCTTTATGGAAATATCTTCCTTCAAGCCCTAAGACCATATCTTCAGTTGAATCTGCTTGAGATACATTCATTCCAACCATGTAGTTGTCAGCGAATGCATAGCCGATCATTGGCTGGATTGATAAATCAGTCCAAGCCGTGTTAGTAATATCGCCAGTACCTACGTACCAGTCGCCTTTTGCGTTTTGCGCCATTGCGCTTGTGATTGTTAGCACAACTAGTGCTATTGATAAAATAATATTTTTCATAATAAATTAATTTGGTTTGTAAAATCTTCTGCTTAATCTGCTCTTTGCAGTAATCTAGGATGATTAAAGTCAGAAGTAACTGCTACTTGTGTTTGAGCAGTATGGGTTAATATTTTTGTTAACGAATGATTGTTCATTTCTTTGTTAATGTAACAGTTTATACAGGGTTGCTGTGTTTTGTTCCAAAAATACTTGACAAACTTTCAAAAAAAGTGAGGCCAGGAAGTAGCGAACCCCTGGCCTCGATCCGAGAACTATCTCGGTCCTAAGAAGTGGACTTAACCACAACTAAATTATTATCCGTCGCAGCTTAAGCAATCTGGATCCATTGCAGCTTTTGCAATATCACCTCTTAATACTGATTCGGTTCTCATATAATAAAGAGTTTTAACTCCTTCTTTATATGCTTCTAAATGAACTTTATTAATAAATTTAGAATCTGCCTCGTTAGGGAATGCTAAATTTAAACTTACAGCCTGATCAACATACTGTTGTCTGATACCTGCTTGTTTTACTAATTCTAATTGATTGATTTCTTTAAATGTTTTAAAAATATCTTTAACTGGAATATAAAGATCTTTTTCTGCATCTGGTAATACATCAAGCTTTGTTTGAGTAAGAACATTTTCTTTATTTCCAATATTTGTTGCAATCTTTACATAATAGTCTTCAATAAATTCTAGACCTTGAACAGAACCACCGTCCGTTAAGATTTGATCCCAAGTCTTTCTAGTATTCTTATTAATAAGTGTTAAGAATCTTTCTAATACTGGATTTTTTCTAATAAATGTACCCTTTGCTGTTTGTTCTGTGAATACGTTAGCAGCCCAAGGCTCAATCCCTGCAGATACATTACCTGCTAGTTTTGAGTTGCTTACAGTCGGTGCTATAGCTCTCAGGTGAGTGTTTCTCATACCCGTACCTCTACACCACAACGGTTCGCCATATTCTAATGCCATATCTCTACTTGCCTTTTCACTTTCAGTTTCTAATTGCTTAAAAATCTTTCTAGTTTCAAATTGTGCAGACATACCTTCAAATGGAATACCTCTTTCTTGTAAATAAGTGTGCCATCCAAGAACTCCTAAACCTAGTGCTCTACCTTTTTCTGCAGATCTTACTGAGTTTTCGAAACCTCTCATGAATTTTGCTTTCTGAATAAATTCATCCATAACTCCATCAAGGAACCAAGTAGCAGTGTAAACTAGATCTGTATCTTTCCACTCATCATATCTTGCTAAGTTAACTGAAGATAGACAACATACAAAAGAATGAGATTCATCTGTGTGTAATGTAATCTCAGAACAGATATTAGTCATATAAACTTTTAATCCGTTTTGTTTGTATGCTTCTGGATTAGCTTTATTGATATTCCCCTTGTACATAATATAAGGCTCTCCGGTTGCTTTTCTTTTTCTTAAGACTGCAATCCATCTCTTTCTAGCCTCTTTGTCACCTTCTTGTACTTTATGCATAAAGCCATCTGGTACTACAACACATTGGTGTAGATTAAGAGATTGTCTATTAACATCACCCTTAGGCTCTCTAATTTCGAGCCATTCCCAGAAGTCACCGTGTTCAATGTCAATATTAACACTTGCTGCTCCTCTACGAACAGAGCCCTGATTGGTAGCCAATATTGTACTATCGTAAATTTTAGTGAATGGTACCACGCCATCAGATGTTCCATTTCCTGCTATGTTACTTCCAGCGGGTCTAATTTGATTTATACCAATGCCTACTCCACCGCCATGTTTTGCGAGTAGCATCATCTCCAGGTTCTTAGCACCAATGTCGTGAATTGAATCTGCAACATCAATACCAAAGCAAGAAATAGGAAGACCTCTTTCTAGCCCTGTATTTGATAGAACTGGTGAAGCTAAGTTTAACCAACCCTTCCATATATAATCGAAGAATTTGCTTGCTAGTTCTGGTTTATTAAGTCGTCTTGCTACTGTAGTAGAAACTCTCCAGTATGCGTCTTTTGGTTTTTCATCTTCAAACAGATAGCCTGCTGAAATAGTTTTTACGTAAACCTCAGTATTTGCCCAGAGTGGAAAATCAACTCCCAACTCCCAGCCTAAGTGTTCCGCGTGGTTTTTTTGTTTATTATCTTGTGCCATATAATTGTATTAATCAAATAAGTTATCGTCGTCCCAGTTTTCACCCTCTCCAGCTTTAGCGTAGTCAGTTGGTCTAACTGCAAAAAAGTCTGTGTGAGTATGTCCACCAGTTAAATGGTAGAACCATTCTAAATTGTCGGCTGCTTCTTCATCAAATTCAAATGATGTTTCGTAACCTAATTCTACAAGCTTTTCATTTACTCTCTTAGTAATAAAATGCTTTAAATCGCTAGCGCTTAAATTATCTAGATCTCCAGCTTCAAAGATTTTGTCAATAAAGTTATGTTCTAGTTGAATGATAAGTTCTGCTGCTTTTAATACATCTGTTTGGACTGATTGTTTTAAATCAGGATATTCCTCACACATGTGTCTGAATAATTTACATCCCATTCTTGAATGTAAAGATTCATCTCTTACTGACCATTTCATTTGTTGGCCAATACCTTTTAATAAGTTTCTCATTTGGAATGAGTATAAAACTGCAAAAGAACTATAAAGTGAACAACCCTCTGCAAACGCCGAAAAAATTGCAAGAGACCTAGCAACTTCATTTCTGGCTTGTTTATTTACTTTTAAATCTTCATGAGTATAAGGTGCGCTTGTTGATGTTAATAGATCAAACTTCTCTGCAGTTGCAGGCTCATGTAAGAATGCATCATAATCTTCAAGGCCTAATGTTTCATTTAAATAAGAATACGCCACCGCGTGGACAGTTTCTTGTGAACCAAACATCATTGCCATTTGTTTTATCTCATGCTTTGGGAACCATGTAGTTACATATTGTGTCCAATAGTCAGAGACTGCACATTCGGTTTGTGCAAAACCTAAAAGAATATTTCCGACTGTATGTTTTTCATGTGGTAAAAGGTTTTCATTCCAATCTTTTACATCTCCTTGCATAGAGATTTCTGTATGTAGCCAAAAGGCTTGTGCTTGTTTTAGCCAACCTTCGGTATAATACTCCGGATATTCAAAGGGTTTATAGGCGATTCTTTCAGTAAATAATGACATTCGCTTTAATTTATTTTTAAGTTAGTTTAAATTTTTATTACTTTCGTTTAATTGACTTAGATCCAATAGGCAAAAAAAGGTCCAGAAGACCTCAATCCATCCTTATTACCTAAGTAACGTTATTAGTAATAATTTGATAGATTTTATATATCTTCATATTACTAACAGTTGTGTAAAATTACAGCTTAAATTTTTTTGTTAATTCATCTGCTTTTGTATAATACTCATAAGATGTTTTCTTATATCCCTTCCTCTGATTGTATAAATCGCCTAGGATCTTTTTAAGAATACTTTCTTCTTTTTTATACACGACGCCATTTTCACAGACGATAACACTTTCGTCTTTACGTCGTTCTTTTACTTCTCCTTCTGATACTTGTTCGATAAACGAATCCGGAGATATGTTAAACTGTCTCATGATTGATGGATATAGAGAAGCAAAATCAAATGCGCTTACTCCAGCATAATATCCGACAATTGGTTGTTTAACAAAAGCTCCAGCGAACTTAGTATCTTTTTTACCATCCTCTTTATCATACTCGACGCCAATACGTTGGCCAACTTCAGTTAGTTTACGAGCAATTAAAGATTCTGTTACAGCCACTGGTGAAGCAGCTTTATATAGTGGCATTCTTGTAATCGTAGCTAACGTTAAAAGAACTTCCATAGATCTAAGTTTTTGATCTATGTAATAGACTAGACATGAATCAATTACGTTATAGAAGACATATTTCTTAAAGTCTTTTTCGTAAAGATCTTGTAATCCACCACTATATTGTATTTTACTAATACCACCAAGTACTGCTCCTGACACAAAGGCAAGTGCATTAGATTCTTTTACAGCAACTGAACGATCGTACTTATCATATAGTTGCATGTAATCTAAAATACCCATGTGTAGAGGTCTAGAATCTTTTCTATCTAGTGCTCCAGTAATTGCAACCTTTTCTAAATCTATTTGTAAGATTTTACAACGGTTTACAATATACTGCCAGTCATAGTTAATAAAGTTCCATCCAGTCATCATAGGAAACTTAGGTAAAAACTTATGAAGGAAAGTATAAACCATGTCATACTCCGACTTAAATTTGTAATAACTAAATTCCCAATCAGAATCATAGTTCTTAAGATGCTTATTAGTATCATCCTCAATAGCTTTTATTTGTTTAGAATCTAGATCTTCAAGACCTAATACAATAGCTTTTTTATCTGGGGTGATAATTGAGAATGTTAATATACGAGACTTAGCTTCTTCAGGTTTTGGAAAACCATCTACAATTTCAGTCTCAATATCAACGAAATATGTTTTAGGCATATTGAATTCAAAGATTTCATCTTGGTCTTTTTGTGGAAGACCATCCATAAAATAAAGAAGTGAAAACTTATTGAATGATTTAGAAATAGATTTCTTAAGTGATCTTCCGTCCCAATTTGTAGTAGAACGATCTTTCCATTTATCATTATCTTTTGCTACAACCCAATTCTGAAATTTATCGACTGCATATCGTTTAAAAGAAACTGTACCCTCTTTATTGTAATAAGATACAATTACTTCTTTATCTTTTTGTTCAATATCTAATAACATTAATAGCCTCTTTTTTGACGTTGAACATTCTCTTCTGCTTTCGCAAAATAGTAATTGTAAGCGGTCTTTGCGTCAAGGCCTATGGACGCGGCATAATTAATAAAGAAGTGTAGAATATCTACCCATTCCATATATAGTTCTTTTTTATCATCTTCAGATAAATCAGAAACTTTCTTGTTATCAAATGATGAAAAGTCTTTCTTCCAGTATTTCCATACTGCATTTCCACTTCCATCTTTAATTCCACCAAGAGCATCAGTCATTTCATGAATTTCATCAATTACAGCATGTGTATTACAATGCCAAAAATTCATTACATCTCGTAATGACATTTCTTCGAAGTTAAAACCATAGGTTTTTTCTTGCATGTTTTTTTGATGAGACATAATGTCTTCTAAGTGTGTTTTTGATTCTGCATAGAAGTCTTTTACTTCTAAGTCTTTACATTCGTTATCTATGTTTGCCATCGCTACTTTATTTAATTATTATAGTATCTTTTACTTATCTGTTTCAAGTATTTCACCCCAAGCTCTTTCGGACTTTGTTAACAATTTTGTGTTAACATCTTCTGGTTTAGGATCTCCACCAACATTCCAGAACCAGGCACCAGGAGTACCATTCTTTTTCATGAACTCCCAAGCCTTCGCATCATAGTTCATTGCCGAAGGAAAAGGTGGGTTGTAATCAGGGTGTACATTCTGTGTAAATGCCTTTGGATGAGACCATACTTCTGCAATACCTCTTTCTCCCTTCTTAATATTTCTTGCTACTGCAACTCCATGGAAGCTAGCATCAGGCCAGGCTATTTGCAGAGACCTCTGTAGAACGCCAGTGGATATTGCTGACCATACTTCATCAGGGTACCCATGTGTTTCTGCAATAGTATGCGCGACCTTCACAGCAGCCGCTGTAACTAGCTCATGTTTAAGTCCTAGGGGAATAAAGAATGCATTGTTTGCTTCTGCCCATTTCTTTGCGTGAGCATTTAAGACTGGCATTGCTGCAATTCTTTTAAATTTCATTTCAGCTCCCATTTCTACACAGATCGCTTGATGATCTGAAATCTCTTTTTGTGATGGACTAAATAGTACAAGTTTCTTATTATACTTCTTTGCTAAATATGCTAAGGAAATACCTGCAAATCCATATCTAGGTTGAACATATACTAATGTATCTTTTGGACATGTTTGAACTAGAATATCTCCAAATCTACATTTAGATCCAAAGCCCATCAGGTCTTCTCTTATTACTTTAAATCCTTCATGGTCTACTAATTGTGGAGCCTCGAAAGGATCTACCCAGTCACCTGCTAAATCTAACCATGCCTGTTTATTTGGCATCATCAGATTTAAGTCTTGATTGTAAAGTGATTTTGTGTGGTTATTATGTGCCATATAATTCTTTTACTTTTTGTTTGTATTCTTCTACGTTCGTACTAGCTGCTTTTAGAACTTTATCATCTGATGGAAATGAAGTCATACCATTAAATGTTTCTAATAACCCTAAGTCTAACATAGCCTTTTGTCTTCCAAATGGATGATCTTTAATAGTTGAGGAATTCCATAGAGTGTCCATATTAATATGTGAATAATCTGCACCTGGTCTTAGATAGTTTTCAATCCATCTAATAAAATCACAAGCTACATCCTCAGCGTTATATGGAAGACTACCAGTATCTTCATAAATCCTAGTCATAACTGCATCCAAGAACTCTTCAGACTTCTTCCCTTTCTTTTCTACAGGATCTGCAAGATAACCAATACATTCTACTGCATTAGTACCATAATAGAACATTGATTCTCTATTCATAAATTCTGGGTACCAATCACATACATCTGCAATAACTGCAGCATACTGGAATCTATAAGCTCTTAATCCGTTATCGGCATTCCACTTGAACATCCATTCTCCTAACTCTCTTAAATCTTTCTTACCACCTTCTCTTAAGTAGCCTGCCATGTCTCTTGCAAGTCTTGGTGCAAATTCACATAGGAAATAATCACCACCTTTTTTGTACACATATTCTGGTTCTTTAAAACTAGTCATACCTACAAATGAATCTTCACCTAATTCCGGAGCTGGTGGCTTAGGAAATGCTGGGAACTGATAACCGACTGAAGTATAAAATGAAGTTGGGTGGTGTTTTACCTTCTCACACATATCTTCAATAGACTCACAATCATGTAAATCAAATAAGATTGTATTATGATAACCAGATGGTTTAGTTGCGTAATTAATTGCAGAACCACAAACTCTATGTAGAATAAAGATGTATAGGTATTCTTCTAGTCCAAAAGTATCTCTCTTACCAGTCCAGTTTTTTGCAACCTCTTCTCTTTGGGGGTAAATTTTACCAGCCTCCATGTGTTTCCAATAGGGATGCTCTGGAGTCCAACCATAAAATACATCGTTTATGATCTGGCTAAAACCTGCGTACTTTCGTTCAACGACATCATATAGCTGAATCTGTTCCATTAGCGGATCGTTCATTCCACTATCGGCATGATCTACCATACCTAGATTTGAACGCTCTTGTTGCTTTAATGCCAGGTCATAGTACCTGATAAACTCATCATAATATTTAGTTGTCTTAATTTGAACTTTGTTACTCATTCACTTCTTTGATTTTCCAATCGAAAGCATCTCGGTTTCTTTGGTATTGTTCCATCGACCACTCTATTCTATCAGATTCAATTACTAATATGTAGCTAGCGTCGTTGGCATTTAATGGTGTTATTATTATTTGGTATTCTTTCATATATTAAAATAATGCAAGGGTTGCTTTGGTTAGTTTTGAGTTAGGTTCGTTCTTAACTAAATCCCAACGATAATACTCTCGTGCAATATGAACTGACTTAGGCTTTTCCATTACATCGAATGTTAACTCTCCAAAAGAGTTTAGGTAAACATCCGGGTGTTTCCAAGTCTTCCAGTCATTTCTTTCACACATATCGGTTACCATTTGATTAAACTGTTTTACCAGTTCAGTTCTTTCAGCCCAACTACCTGCAAATGGAGTATCTTTATAGTACCCTGTTTTTGGTAGAGGTCTGGATTCATTTTCAATTGGTAGAGCTTGAACAACTTCAATATTATCAATTTCTAAATCGATTAGTTGTTGTTCATAAATAGCCATCATATCTTTTAGAGCTTTGCTAGGATTAGCTTGTCTCATAAGATGATGTCTAATATCTATATTCCCTAGATAGATCCTAAGCTCTTGGATTTCTTCTGGTACATAAGAACGAAGGCCTCGTCTTAACGTACCGAATAGAGTTAATCCATCATTTCGATCGGTCATATACCCTGGGGTATATTGACTAAAAGAATGTGAGTCTCCAAAGCAAAGTTTATTTGTCTTTTGGATTCGGTCTACTCTGGGAATACTAGCGCAGAGTTCCTTAGCATCTTCTATACGAACCTCTAGGGTTTTAAAAAGATCAGAACCTGTCTTTAAACGTTTCTCAATTAGAGTACCTACACAAGGCATATCATGGTGTAGTGAATACATCCTAACACCTTTTGAAAATAATCTAATTACTTGATTGTATAAATCATCATTAGCACCTCCAAATATATTGAAGTTGCCTTTAAATTCCATACCGTGTTCTAATAACATTACATGGAAATTCTCTTCCCAATGAGTTACAACATCTGTAACTACTGTAACATCTGTATATCCTGCGGCGGTTAGTTGATTTGCAAGTTTGAAAGCCCAACCTGATTTATGTGATTGTGGCTTCGGACTTAATTTACCTACTAGAGCTGCAATACCTATCTTAGCATTTTTGTCTTTCTCTAAATCAGTAAAATATATTTGGCTATTGGTTGTCATCGATTCCAGCATCTGCATCAGTTAAATTAATAGGCTTTTCAGTATCGCCATAGCCATACTTCTTAATATAATTATCTAGTCCGCCAATATATGCGACTGCATCTAGAAGATTATCCTCTTTATAGTTGTAAGAGTGTCTGCTTAATTTAAGTGCAACAAGTGCTGCATACATGTCGGCTCCAGTAAATTCTTTACCTGTCATGCCTGAACAAACCATGGCAGCTCTTCGCATGCCTTCTTCGAAAGGACCATATTGGCGTTCTTTCTCTTCTGATCTGTGGTTGATGATTTTGTCTGCTTCGTTTAATATGTTCATAGAACTAGATTTAATTAATCTTTATAGAGGAATAGCCTCGTTTGTTTCACTAAAGTTCGTAGATAACTGGTACTCCATTTTCAATACAAAGATACTCATACGGGAGTGCGTCAACAAAATAGTGGTTATCATCATAATCGATCACTTTCATGTTAGTATGCCCAACGACTTGTATAATAGTATCATTAAGAGGATTACGTCTTAGGGCTTGAGGTCTAATCCACATTGGACCTTCACCATCATAATTACCATACATTTCCATACCACTATGATTAAACGATCTCTTATCATAAGACCAAAGATCATTAATTTGTTCTGGGATATTACCGCCTTCTGGGAAATTAGTGTCATACCATTCTTTCGAAACACCAGCGTGTGTAAATAAAAACCTATCTACTTGATATGCTACTTGTAAATGTTCTTTAGTTTCTCTTAAGAGTTCACCGATTTCTGCAGCATGCCATGCACTATATCCGCCATATCGGCCGCCACATTCTGACATATAGTGAAAGTCATGGTTACCGATTAACATAGTTACTTTAACATCAGTAGATTCTTTCCATGCAATAATATCTTTATAGTTGTAAATTTGTTCCGCGTGTGAAACTGAAAATGAATCAAAGTAGTCTCCAATGAATACAAACTCAGTAGCATCAGGATTTAACTCGATAATCTTCTTCCAACTCACGTGTCCGTGAATATCGCCGATTACGACGATCTTACTATTATCCATGAAATCCCATTCTCTACCAGAGTTAATCATTGTCTTTATTTTTATGCTTCTTAGTACGTCTATATTTCTTTTTGTTTCTCACTGGAGTCGGCATACGCAAAGCATCTAACCACTCTTGTAGTGTTAGATTTACTTCTTTTAATTTTTTGCTTTTGTCGTCCATGATTTATAGTACTAATATACGAAAAATATTTGACATAAAAAAATCTAGAGGCAATTATTTTGCAAGAATTGCAAACTTTTCTGCTTCGATCTGTTTGATCTTAAGTGCAACATCTGGGCCTTTAACTCCGAATTCCTTCATAACATCTTTACCATTTGTAGATGGCTTGTATTTAAAAAAGGCTTTAATCATTTTAGCATCTAGTCTATTAATCTTTACAAATTCTAAAATAACCTTCTTATCAAGTCCGCTATTTTTAAATTGCTTATGTGTATCAAACACATTAGCTGGATCAAATGCCATTAAGTTCTTTAAGAATATAACTCCACTAATTTCATCATTTGAAAATGTAGCCTTGTTCATTTCTTTCTTAAGAATATCTGTATCATTTGCCATGAACAAATGAGTCAATTGAATTAACCAATTATTTGTATCGATAAACTTTTCACTAATAGGTAATGTCGGAAACATAATATTCCATAGCTTAAATTCAGAAACCATTTCTAAGTATTTCTTAGCAGACTTTGCAGTCGTTACTGATTTCTTAAATTCATCTCTGATTCTTTCTGGGCTAATACCTTCTAAACTATTATCTGTTAGAATTGCTTCTGCAGTTTCTTTTTCTAATTTACTTCCGGTTCTACCAGCAAATCTTAAGGCTCTTAATTTTCTAAGTGGATCTTCTGCAAATCTATCTGCAGCAACACCGACCGTTCTAATCTTTGAATTCTTTATATCATCTAAGCCTCCCACAAGATCGACAACCTCTTCAGTTCCCATATCATAGAATAATGCATTGATAGTTAGATCTCGTCTTAAAACGTCTTTATCTATTGTTGAGTACTCCACGGCATCAGGTCTTCGGCCTTTACCAATATCTTCTCTAAATGTTGCAACCTCAACTCCAGCTGGATCTGATGGTACATTTACAATAACCACACCAAATTGATGTCCAACTTCTCCGGTGGTTGTGTAACCTGCTTTAGTAACTATATCAATAACTTCTGCTGGAAATGCATCTGTTGCTAAATCAAAATCTTTTGGCTTCTTACCAAGTAACGCATCTCTAACTGCACCACCAACTATAAAAAGTTCTTTACCATTCTTTTTAAATAGCTTATGTAGATCTAATATATCAGAAGGCACATTCATCTTAAGTGAATTCTTTGCCTCTGTTAAAAGTCTAAAATCTGTGAAGTTTTGTAAGTTCATTAATTATATATCTTGTTTATTATAGTACTAATATAATAAAAAAGCCTGAAACTAAAAAGTATCAGGCTTATTATTCTGTTAAAGTTATTAACAATATTTATTCTGCAAATGCTTCAATATCCCATTGGATTCTTTGCATTACATCTTCACCTCTAAATTCTTTCTTAGCCCATTGTAATAGACCTGGTTCGTGTTTAGCATTTTGTGCCATATCATAAGCATTTTCCCAGCCGCCATTAGATGCAACATCTTCTAACCATTGGTCATATTTCTTTCTATTCCATTTTACTTTAGCAACAGCTTTCTTATGTGGACCATCACCTAATTTAGAAGTAGCAGCCATATAGCTACCAGGTTTAAATACACCAAGATCTTCGCCAGTAGTATCGTACTTAATCTCTTTTCTAAATCTTCTTAGTGAATATTCACCACCTTCGATTTGTTTTCTTCTTGTAACTTCTCCTTGAGACGCGCCTATTTCTATTTTTAATTCTTCAGCTTTCTCTGGATCAGTTTCAAAATGTAAATCTCTAACTGCATTTTCTAATATTGCAGATTCATATAAAGATGCTGTAGCATCTTCATTTAATTTATTTGTAAAACTTTCGAACGTTAAGTGTAATGATTCCATTTCTAAATTCTTTTTTGTTTTATCCTTCTTAGCTTCTTCTTCATCATCATCTATATCTGCGACTGAAAGAACATCTCCTGAACCTACAGTAGTTGCTGTTGGTAAAACCGGATCTCCAATACCACCAATAGTCATACCAGGGTTTAAAGATACTGCTCCTGCTGAGTTTTCTTCTAATGGTCCAATAAGTTCTGACATATTATTTTGCGTCTATTTGAATGTATTCAGCGTCTCTAAGTTCAAGATTGTTATTACCAACCTGTCTATCGTATTCACCATAGATAACATCTTTTTTACTTGCTACTGGAGAGTTCATCATTCCAGTCTTATCTATTTTTTTACCTAATTTATTACCGTTAGCATCATCCATAAAACCAACATTAATTATCATTTCATTCCATGTTGCGTATGATATGTATAAAGGTCCAGAACCGTCTGATGAGTTTAAGCCATTAACTTCGTCAGCTTTCCATTCTTCACTTAAATTAGCAGTTACAAATAATACTGTCTCCATATCTTTTGCTCCTTTTTCAACTTGATCCAAAATTATTTTCTTAGCTTTATCTTCAAACTTAGCCCATTCTTTATTAACTTCTGTTAAAGTTGCAGCTGAGTCTCCTTCGTATTTTACCGTTTTAATCTCTTGTTTAAACGCTTGCATTACTTTACCTACTAAGCCTTTAGCAGCGTAGATGCCAGTCATTCTATAAGCCTTCTCGTTTAAGAATTGTTTAAATGTTGGAATTGTTTTCATATCTTTGTTTTAGTTTTATTACCAAGCGTAATCAAATCCTTCGATTTTAGCTATTTTTTCTTTAAGTGATAAAGCGTAATTCTTAATCTCTTTTTTATACCAAGATTCAGATGAACCAAATCTTTTTTCAGATTCTTCTTCTTGTCTAACATAATCACAATATCTAGAATAATCATCTAATATATTTGACATGTGATTAGAAGCATCTCTAAGTTTTACTTCTTTACCTTTTGCGTTTTCACCAATTTTGATTTCCTCATATCTAGTCTTTTTACCACTAGCTAAACCATCTTTAATTTGATCGGTTAACATATCGATTGCATCTGCTACCATTTTATCTAATGGCATTGTTGCAGCCTTAGTAGCTAAAATTTGGTGGTATCTGTCGTTGTTAGCTTTCTTAAAATCTTTATCATTAGTAAATGCAATTGCACCACGTTTAGCTTCAGCTCTAGCTGCTCTTAATTGGTCAGTAGAATACTTTTGTCTAATTAGGTCTAGGTTAATAACAAGAACTCTATCAGAAACTTCTGCGATTCTTTTACCATTATTAAGTCCAGTTCCTGACCAGCCTCTGTATTTATGTGATACGCCAACTTGGTCATCTTTACCTTTTTTACCGTCTTTTTTAAATGCTCTATCTCTTGAGTATCTAGACCAGTCATTAGTATAAAATTCTCTATCGCCAGACATTGCTGCTATTAGAAGGCCTCCACCTGGTACAGTTTTTAATGAACCATAACCAGCGTCATAAGGACAGTATGGGTTATCTTTTTCGTTATCAGATATAAAGAATAATATATGCTTTGATCCACCGTGTTCTTTAAACACCTTGGTTGGATTATTACTTATTATCATATCTTCATCACCTACTTTATCTAATGCAACTTTAGCTAATTGGTAAAAACCACCAGCTAGTGACTTTAAATTTTGCTTACCGTATTTACCTTCTTTGTTACTCATCAAAACGCTAGCTAGTAATTGACTACCTAATGCTTCGTTTAAGAATCCGGTTGCTCCATTAAATGATTCAAATGATTCGTGTATTGAAAATGTATTTTCCATATCTGTTGTTTGTGTTTTAATATTTTCTAGTAGACCGATAGCAATACCATTGACTTCTCTGTCTCCTTTGTCAACATACTTTTTATTAAGGATCATAAAGGTAAATCCATCTGCTGTTACTTGGTAATGTGGCATCATGCCTGTACCAAAGTCGTATTTATATTTAGCTGCTTTTAATTCTTTACCAACTGACATAAAGTCTTTTGCTTTACCTACTAATTCGGCAAGCTTATCTAAATGATCTCCAGCGTCATCCTTTTCGTTAACTACTGATTCGGCTAATCCTTGCTTTTTCATTAGAGCTAGTTCATCTTTACATGCCTTGTTAAATTTCTTAAAGTGCGATACTGCATCTTTAGAATATCCATCTTGAAATAATTCAATTGCCATATTCAGATGGCTTGCTATTTCGTCAGCTTGTTCATCACCTATTTCTTCAAAATCATCAGAAAGTCTTAGTAACTTTTTCTCACCCGTTCCCTTTGAAGCGAATAAACCAAGTTTTAGTAATGCAACAATTGGCTCTTCTTTAGCTTCAGTAACTGATTCGTCCATTCTTGCTAAAGTATCATAATGAATATCATCTATATTACCTGAGTTTTCGTAGTTATATCCTACTGATGCGTCGATAGTCCATTCTTTTCCATCTTGATCTGTACCCATAAAGTATACATCCTTTCCTTCGTTTCCATGGTCATCGATAACATCATAATCATCAAATTCTACTTCATACTTTTTACCACCGTCTTTAAATTTAATAATAGGCCAATCATCTTTAGTGATTTTAATAGCTTCGTGAATAGGAAAAGCTTTTAATGCAGGTGCGTCTAATTCGCTTAAAATTCTAAGACCCCATTTTGAAAGCTTAACACCATCCTCAGAAACAAAGAAATATTTTGAATTTGAAGATCTCCATCTGTTAGGGCTTTTAGATACCTTTGAAAGTATTTTAGTAAATTCCTCTTCTGTTAATACTCCGTCTTTTACTGCTTTTAAAATTTCGTTTCTAACACTAGCTGTTTTGCCAACAGTAGCTGCAGGATGGTTTTCAGTATACTTTCTTTTAATTTGTATCTTCTTGCCTTCTTTTAAGAAATCTTCGAATTTTTCCATAATTATTTTACTTTAATTTTTGCTTGATGTCCAGTAGTTTCAGTATATTGAAATGCAAATTTAGACTTTGCAAATAAAGTACCCATTGTAAATGAAACAAAAGTTCCCTCTGGACTTTTCATAGCAATATTATATGCTTCTGTCGCAGATGCTTCATCTTCAAAAACTCCTAAAATGTTTTTTGAAGTTGCTGATCCCATAGTATGGCCGCCTTGTAATTTAATAGACTGTCCATTAAAATCTACATTGTTGTGTGCCATTACTAAATATTTAGTGGAACCTTTTTCTGGTAAACTATCGATATGGTCTCCGAACTCAGTTCTACTATTAAAGTAAAATGATCCAAATGGAATGGATTCGTTTACTTCTTCGCCTTTGCGGCTTTCGTTAAAGCTTTCGAATGTTTTTATTTTGTTCATATTAATATGCTGTATTTGTTTATATATTCTTAATAAAATTGTCAAAGGTTAAGAACTCTATCTCAGCAGATTCGGCCATTACGCCCATAGAGTTTTCCAGTTTAGTCTTTAACTCTGCATACATGTTATGTAACGGCTTAGGAGTTAGCTTCTTAAACAGTTTCTCATCACCATCTAACATAGCGTTTCTTACCTGTGTTGCTGAAATGTTCTTACCAGTTCTAGGGATTTCAAATAAACCAAAGTCATCTCTAACTCCTAGATCATCTCTATATTCTTGCTTATCTACTTGGTAACCATAAGTCTTCATTCTATCACTTCCTGTTCCCCATAATACTGGTTCGTATTTTGGTCTCATTGCATTAAACATAGTGTCAATACCACCAGTTGGAATTACAAAAACTTCTTCAATTGGATATTTAGATTTTAAAGAGTTAATCATTGCAACTTGAGTGTCCTCATCATAAGGTCTTTTAAATGCATCCTCTTTTTTCTTGTTCTTAGCTTTTACTAATAAGATTACTACCGGGTGTCCATTTTGCTTATGAATAGTTTCGACTACTTTAGCATGGCCTAGTGTAAATGGTTGGAATCTACCAACAAACATATTAACTAATTTCTTACCATGTTCTGGGTAATCTACTTTTAATGCTTCAGTAATTGGACTTACTTGAGTACTAATCTTCTTATTAAGTAAATATTGATTAAAACTTTGTACATCGTTCTCACTAGTTTCAGCCATTATTAATGAATCAATCTTTTCAATAATAGAATTAATATTATTCATTAGATCTGCATTAATAAGATCTGTCTCTTTATTTCTTTTCTTTCTAAAACTACCTAATGTTATTTTAAATAATTCGGAAAGTATTTTATCTTGTACTAGAGTTAGTGTTTTTTCGTTCTGTAAAAACTTGTGGTTTAATTCAAACATAGGTGATTCTGAAAAATCTGCAGAATCAAACTTAGCACCAATGTATTTAGTAGCATTCTTTTCAACATAGTTATTAAAAACTTCAGACATTAGCTCTAAATATCTTTTATCAGTTTCTTCTTCTGACAAGTTAATGTCCTCAAAATTAAATTGAGTTAAATGTTCTACTATATCTAATATTGTAATTTGATACATGTCAGATGGTTTTCTATCTTCACTTGGTTTTTTATTAAACTTCTCTAGTTTAAAAGATTGTAAAGATTTACCATCATGAAAATTAACTATAAATCCTGAAACATCCTTAGATAAATCATTCATTAAAGCCGATTGCTTCATATTCTCATTAAATATACCAAAGACTGTTCTTGTAAATGAAGGACTATCTTTATCTTCAAATGTCTTTTCAAACTCTAACACAGACATTCCAAGTATTCTTTTAATATCATCTTTTTGTCCTGAGTGTAATTGGCCTTCAAATAATACAGGTGGTGGAGCAACTTCTAATAAACCTGCCCACTTGTTAAGTATTTTAGTATCTCTAATTACCTTTCTAACTTTGTTAGGGTTAGAAGGTTGCATTACTTGTATGTGTGTTAGGATTAAATTAGACTTAGGCAATACATCGTATTCAACATCAATTGTTTTATTATCACCTAAATATTCAAATCCGAATTTCCAGTCAAATGGCATATCTTCCATTGCATCCATAGAAACTGATTTAAAGTGTCTAATTGCATTTTCATAATATCTTACAATAGTACGATCTATGACATTCATTTTATCCTTCGAACCAGACTTGTAATATACAAAGCCGCTACCTTCTCTTTTAACATGAAAAGAAGAACCGCTAATTTTTTCAGTTACAATACATTTGTTACTTAGTAACGTATCCACATCTGAAATGTTTGCTCCTTCGAAATATGTTTTTAGATTTTGTAGTGCCATTATCTTCCGTATTTTATGATACCCATTAGCTGGTTAATCGCAGCAAAAGTACCTGTTAGTTTAAAGGTTTTTCCTTTAAATTTAAAGACCACTCCTTCTGTTGGGATGATCGACTCAATACCACCAATTCCCTCTAGTCTTTTTAGTTCTTTTTCAACCTTTTCAATTTGAGTAAGGTCGCCATTCTTTTTAATCTTGCCAGCTTCAGTTCTAATCTGATTATGTAATCTTGCTTTCTCAGCATCTGGATTAGCAGCTACAAAATTAGAAGCGTTCTTTAAAACATCTGCACCTAACTCTAAAAATAGATTCTCAAAAGGTAAAATGTTTTCTTTATACTTCTTATTTCTTTGACCATCAAAATCTTTAACAGCCTTATTTTGTTCCGGTGTTAATTCCTTCTTTAATGCAGTTAACTTAAGTGTCTTCTTATCTAAGTAAGCCCATCTTAAAAGTAAACCCTCTTTATGTGCAGGGTCTAGGTCTGCAAAGTTCTCTTCGATTTGGCCTCTCCACCACATCTCGTGATACATTTTAACCTCATCTTGATCTGATAGACTATAAGTATCTCTTAGTTTATTTATTGCCTTTTCGTAATAGCCGACTCTTTCATCAAAGTTAATGTCTTTTCCTAACTTTAAAATTTGAGGGGGAATTATTGTAAACGTCTTTTGAACATCTGACTTTAATTCTTTAAGAGCTTTAACTAGTTCTGTAGCAATATTTTGCTTTCCAGTTTGATTACCTTCACCATCAGTCTCTACAATACCATGAAATTGTATAACATCTCTGTCATAATAGATAACATTAGGGTTTTTAGAGTAAATTAGTTCCATATTAACGAAATTCAATCCGTTCGCGAACATTGATTGATCCTTAAGCGCTGGGAGCGCCTCTGCTAGATCTTTAGCAGCAAAGATATATGTTTCTTCAACCAGCTTTGACGCGTGGCCAGTAAACATCTTAATGATACCATTTAGGTCTAGTGGATTTATCATTTGCCCTTTATTTCTGGCAAACATTGCTTGACCATCTTTTACAGTTGCAAATAGGTTTTGACCATCAGTCTTTTCAGTTGCAGCCTCTTCGAAATCTAACCCACCCTGTAATGAAGATTTAACAATAGTCTTGAAATCTGCAAAAGTTAATGAGTGGTCATCGAAAGGGTGCATCATGTGTCCTGCTGCTCCACCTTCAAATACGAAATCCTCCAAGTTGTTCACCTGGAGTTTCTCGTTTAAAAATTCTGTAAAATTAGTGTATATCTTCATAAGAAGTATTTAGTTTGTTTTTATCCTAATGATGATGTTAGTGCTCCAATTGCAGCTCCATATTCTTCACCATGCTTAGACAATAAACCGTCTACCACTTCTTGTGCTTTTGCTTCGTCAAAATCTTCTCCGAATGCTTTTTGTAAAACAGCGAATGCATACTCTTTAAAATCTTCATCAGATTTAACTTCAGCTTCATTTACTATTGGAGCTTCTACCGTATCAGCAGATTCAACATATAGGTTTACATACTTGCTACCTTTTTCAGAGTAAATTGAAGTGATTTTAAATTCACCATCAATTTTATTGCCTGTATCTTCTTTGTAATACTTAGCATAGTAAGCTTTAAAGTATAAGTTTGGTTCTAGTTCTCCAAAGAAGTGTGTCATTTTACCAATAAAGAATTTAGCAGATGGATAATGAGTTGTTATATCAGCTTTGTACTCAGCATCTAAAACATCTTTATCGAAATCTTTTACAAATTTAGCTTCAGTAACTTCTTCAGTCTCTTCAACTTCTTCTTTATCATGGTGTCCTTCTTCAACTTCGTCTTCTTCAAGTTCTTTAGCTAATTCGATTGCAGCCAATGCCTGAGATACTTTACCTTCTTCAACTGTTTCAGCCTCTGCATCTTCTTTAATTACTGGAAAGTTCTTACCGTTAAATTCAAATTCTTCAGCATCTTCTTCGATCGCCTTAGCTCTTGCAGCTAAAAATGCATTACCCTCATTCATTACAGACTCATTAGCCCATATTAAATTAAATTCGGCAGTAATATCTTCTGCTATTTTAGAGTGACCAAATCCGTCTAAGAATAAAGCCATACCTTCAACAATACCAATACCTGACCATCCTGCAGCGTTAGCTAATCCAGAATAATGTTCGTCTAGTAAATTCATAATTGATTTTTTACTTACAGGAATTTGCTGTCCTCCTAGTTTATCAATCTCTACTGTAATAGTTGTAATCTTACCACCTATTTTCTTACTTACAGGATCTCTGTATCTGTGGAAGTTAGCATCTGTTAATGATTCTGCTAATAAGTATTTACAAACACCTAATAAAAGCGGTCCGTCCATTAATGCAATATGGTTCGTGAAGAATGATTCTAACCATTTAGCAACTTTCTTAGCATCTCTTAAATTACCTTTAGATACTACAAACTTTTCATTAATCATCATAGATTCAAATGCAGGAACTAAATCGTAACTGTCATAAATATCAACCATGTACCATTTAGAATCTCTTTCGGAATATAGGTAGATGAATTCAGCTCCGCCGTTATTAGCAGCGTCTTTTACAAACTTCTCAGTATCTTTCATATTACCATCAATAGTGGCCTTGTCGCCGTAGAATTTAATATCATCTACATTTGCTTCTAGACCTGAACCACCCCCTTTCTTCAGTAGTAAGTCTACTGCCTTTCCATCTTTGTAACCCTTTTTAATTGTAGGTAACATGTGGTCTGGGTAACCATCATAGTGCATATACACTGTTGAGATTTTTCCGTTCTTTTTGATTTTACCGATTTGAGATCTTGTACCCTCTTCAATAATTGCTATTGATTCAGAAACTTCAGATGCACTTAACGCGGCAAAGAATTTAGTTCTATCTTCTTCTGTAAGTTCTTTTATTGTAGTAGCTCCAAATTCTGATAGGATTGATTTAAATTGAGCAGCTGACGCATCGCGTTTAGCTGATTGTTCTTCTTCAAGTTTTGCTGCTTTAGCTACAGTATTCGCTTTAGCAAAATCTTCAAAAGATTGTAGTTTTTGTGAACTCATGTTATGTAATTTTGTTTTTACTTTCTTGTACTATAGTATTATATATCTCCATCAAATTGCACGTTTTTTATCTCAAAAGGAAACTTCTGTTCCTTATAGATCTTTTGGCGAGCTTTTGAGTGTCTGATAAGGTAATTATCCCAACCCGGAGAGGATAAATCATCTACAAAATCAATAATGTTTACCTCTGATTTAGTATGATGTTTTCTTAAACCCCTACCAATTGATTGTCTAATAATTACTTCCGATTTAAACGATTCTGTAAAGAATATGTTGTGGATTTTATTAATCGATATACCGGTCGAGAAGGTACCATAAGAGGCAACAATAACCACTTGAGCGCCTGCTTCCATCTTTTTCTTGTATTCTTCTCTAATATCTTTGTCGGTGTTTCCATCCACATAGTATATTGGCTTATCACTATCTTGACGCAGCTTTTCATATATTCTTTTACCATGTTCAATCCTGTGGAAAAGAACAAGGCTATTACCCCGTACTCTGGAAATAATGTTTGTAATGAAAGCAAGGCGCCCTGTTGAATTAATAACATAGTTGCTTTCAAATCTGTATACATCTTTACTCTCATATCTGTTCTGGGACATCTCATGAAAAGCATTCTTAGTACTTTCCGGAGCATAATCCATTTTTATTATCTTTACATTACACCCAGCAATGTGACCTTCATCTTGAAGAAATGCCGCACCTATCTCTGTGATTACCGGTCCTGTATGTGCCATTAAGGTTAATCGATCTAAGGTCTTTGGTTTTGGAATTGTACCGGAGAGCCCGAACCTATAATTAGCTGATGTACATTTTTGTAAGATTGTTTTAATTGAAGTAGATTTAGCCTTATGTGTTTCATCAATAACAACTGCATCAAATTGTTCAAAATATTCTTTATCCTTTTTAACAAGTGATTGATAAGTACCTATCACTACATTTCTACCTGCTCTAATCTTTTGACCAGAATAGATCTGTTGTATTTTAATATTGGTTTGATTCTTCCAGTTATACTCTATAAAGTCCTCAGAGGCTTGTACAACTAACGAAACGTTTGGTACAATAAATAGTATTCTACCTGCTTTAGCCTTGTCTAACATATACGCAACTGCCATATACGAGATAAGAGTTTTACCTGCTGATGTAGCTAACTCACTTAAACATCTTCTAAACTTTAAGATATTATATGCTGCTTCTATTTGATAACCATGTGGTGTTTTTTCATAACCATCAAAATAATCAAGAGCCCATTCTGTGAATTCTTCTTGTTTTACACTAGCATCGAATAGTGAAGTAACACCATTCATTTTTAATTCATATTTATATGTTTTGGCCATGTCCATCACCTCTTTCCAAAGCCCGGAAGGAATCCACTTATCATCTTTCATATAAGAGATATAGCCGTCCCATAGACCTTTCTTCACCAGAGGGTGAAATCGCCAGTTATCAATTCTACGATTGAATGTAATATTAAGCTGTTCTAATTCTAGCTCAGTTGCTTCATCAATTCGCAGAAACTGTTTATTTTCAGTTAAACTTAGTTCCATTTATTATAGTCCGTTCAGAGACAATCGATTTCTAATTGCAAAGCCCATATTATCTAGGGTCTTAACTGAACTTGCAAAGAATTCTAATTGGTTTTCAAGATGAGATAATATCATATTGTCATCTGCTAGGTCTCCTTCTAAAAACTTTTCTTTTTGTTTTTCACCTAACTTATAGTCATATTCATAGTATCTAATATAGGCTTCCCTATATCTTAAACTTATTCCTGTCTTCTGTTCTTTTATTTTTACGTTTAGGTATGCAATCTGATCTACACAAGTCTGTCTTGATGATAGCGTTTCTGCTATTACCTGTTCCATACCATCTACTTTTTTAAGTCCTCTTGCGAGTCCTCTTATTGTATCAGACCATTGTGTTCTTTGTGCAGATAACTTTTGATCTAATGCTTGAATCTTTTCTTTACTCATATTAGTTATATTAGAACAGAGACTTTTTGTTTGGATTTGGCTTAATAAATTTAGCAGCCTTTTGGCCTTTTTTAAATTTAGGCTTCTCCACAACAAAGTTATTACTCTGTACGTTAAACTCTTCTACCTCAAAATCAACAATTAACTTGTTGCCTTTAAATCTTTCTGAATCTTTCAGAAAGTCTTCTAGATTATCTTCTACCATATTAGTTATACATACCATAGATCTAATTCGCTTGCTGTAAAATAGTTTTCAATTTCTTTCCATGCTTTGGATTTTTGCTCGAAACATACTCTAACCAAATCGTTGAGATCTTTTATATTATATGTATCTAGCTTAAAATCTGTTAGAAATTTAGACCACATAAACACTGGTCTTCCCTTCTTTAATTTCTCTGCCATCTTCTTTTTACCTGTTGCATCGTTATCAAACATATAACGTACAGTTGCCATTTCATCAAATTCATCAGTAGTCCTACCGGCAGTAGCTAGGGCTAAAGAATTATGCATAAACTTTGCATCGATTGGTCCCTCAAATAGAGTGACTGGCTGTTGGAAATTAACCTGCATAATTCCAAATAGTGTTGAGGCCTTTGCAAGTTTTGTTAGTTCATCAGGTGGTAGATCAAGCGGCTTTCCCCATTCTTCATAGAGCTTAGGTAGATCATAGGTTAAATACCTAGACCCATAGCCTTTCATTCTTCTGGATTGTGCGCCGATAATTTTACCTTCCATTCCCATATTTAAGATCCATAATCTGTTACCTTTTTGGGAGAAAAGAAATTCGTTAGATTTATTGTGTAATAACCTATCTTTAAGTTGGAACCATATCCAATCACCTGGTGTTATTTCTTTAGCGCCGAATATCTGTTTAAATTCAGATACAGTTAATGCCAAATCTTGGACGCTAGCAAGAGATGAGTTCTTTAATACTTGTTCTTGGCTAACCTGGGACTTATTTGCTTTTATATAGTCTATAATAGTAAATGAGTCTCCTGAATTAGGCATTTTAATCTGATGGTCCTTTAATAGTCCATATAGATTTGTATGTTCTGAACAATTGTAACAATGATACTGAAGAGTGTCCCAATACATGTTACCACGTTTTTTGGTATCATCTTCATGGGAGTCACCACAATAAGGACACGCCAGGGTTATTCGCCCTGGCATGTCTTTAAGTAGTTGCTTGTTAGGAGTAGAATGTGCTTCAACACATACTTGTTTCAGTGCCTTCTTTATTCTGCTCTTAAGCTCCTCAGTTAATTGTATGTTATTAGAGGTTGAGGTCATTCAAGAAAGAATCTAAATCATCATCGGTATTAGCTTTTGCTGGTTCCGTTGCAGTTGCTACTGGAGCTGCTGCTGCCGGAGTGGCCGCTGCTGCTACAGGTGCTGCTTTTGGAGCTGCTTTCGATGCAGGTGTTGATGTAACCTCTGCAATAGAATCGCCTGGATTTAGATACATTCTAAGAACGTTGTTTACAAATGAACGAGTGTCTTCGTCCCATGCTTTGTAATCGTATGTTGCAAGTGAAGGAGCTGCTTCCAATTCCTCTTTAATACTTGCCATCGCCTCTTTAGATCTTTCTGCTGGAGTTTCTCCCATTAAGATTGCAGATTTACTTGAAGAGAATTTAGACTTATCGTAGTTGTTATATTCCCCTTGTCTTGTAATAACAAGCTCAAAGTTCTTACCTTCGAATAGGTCAAATACCTGAGTTGGCTCACCAAAATCTGGCTTCAATTCAGAATCAATCTTCTCTTTAATCTTATATCCAAATTTGAATACTTTGTAAGTACCTTCTAACTCTGGGTTTTGTGGGTCCTTAACGATCTTAATTAGAGAATAGTACTGCTGACGTCTCTTTAATTTCTCTGATGACTTACGGTCTACTGCAGAATCTGATTTTCTTAATTTCCAGAATACATCTGCAATTGGACAGTGTTCACCAATTGTTTGTGGAGAGTCTACTAGTTTACCATCTCCATTAGAGTTAGTTAACCAGTGTACGTACTTTTGTATCAGAGATTTTCTTGGGTTCTCTGGGTTTGGTACAAAACGAATTAATGCTTTGTAAGTGCCGTCTTTACCGTCGTCGGCTGTAGGTTTGTAAACTTCGTTTACGCTTGTTCTTTCAGGCTGGTGTGTTTCCACATCTTCCACGCCTAAGTTAAAAATGTCAAATGAATCGCTCATAATTTTCTTTTAGTTGTTTAAAATTGTTTAATAATGAAATACTTTAATTGTCTTTCAGTTCCTTATAGTTGTATAATAATCAATAGTTTCAAACTAGATTCATATTTAACTTTGTGGTTCGCCAATCCCTTTTAACTCAGCATCAAAAACTCTTTCTATAGTTCCTTCACCTGAAGTTATGTATGGTCCGGCGAACGAGCACATTGTTATTGTTCCCGAGACAACGGTGTAACCCGCTGCGATCCCAGTATTGCATGGTGTATATTGAATTTCTAATGCTCCTTCCGAAGAATTATTTGTGATATTAAATACTTGACACTCAGGCATTACATTCGCTGTTTGTTAGAATCATAGTCCATCGTTAATATTGCTCCGTCAGGTTCCTTCCATCTATTGTCCTCTAGCTTAATCAGCCCTGATTTGTGTAACAACGCCTCACGTTCTATAGACGTAATCTGGTTGCTTAACACCATTTTGTGTAGGATCGTCGCTAGACGAAAGTATTCTGCAGTTACTAACATATCATTGATAAGTTTGATTTTTATACTTATTATATATCGTTATTTTGTTTTGTTTCTAGATGATATGCTAATATATTGGTCACTCTAGAGTTAGGCTTTTCTTAGCTAATTAAAAAAAGATTGAGATTTATTGAACTTTTTTGAAACCTTTTCTGGTAAGTCGCATATAAGTTATGTCTTTAACGCCAAAGGAAGATAAGTACCATTCCAGGGCTGGATGCAGAGACTAGGCTGAAGGCAGAGATTAGGACAGTTCTGGGCGGTCGCGGCTTGAAGCAGAGACTTGGTTAGTCCGGCAAATTTTCCCCAAGTTGCTGAAGCAAATAATGATTAAGGAACCAAGCATCGACTAGATCATCAAATGGTTTTGGAACCTTCTTAACCTCATCACCTATTTCATTTACACAATATTTAAATAAAGGAGACTGAGCTAACTCTGAACTCTCTACTATATTATTTAAAAAGGCTACCCAAAGTGCTAACTTATTCATGTTACCTTTACCAGCATGTTTCTTAATAGTTGTGGGTGCAACGGTCAGTAAATTTTTGACCTCGAGTTGGCTTATCATTTGTTCTTTAAGAATTGCAGCTCCTGCTGCCATATCAATCATATTATTAGTTCCCATCTTAGAACCATACGAAGTTCCCTCAAATGCTATATGATAATCCTCCTTAGTATTTGTTATACCAAGTATTAGATTAATAATATCATCCGCTGTTTGGATATATCTTTTAATCTTTGCAAATTCGTTTTTGGAGTAATCACCTACTGAAGATTTCCAGTCAGGTTGGTGTACAAGAGTAACGTCTTTAAATAGACTTATTTCTTCTTGTCTCTTTTGTTCGGCTTTTGTTCCTGAACCAGCTTTAATATAGGAGATAAAGTGATATTCATTCGTATCAGACTGCCAGACACAGATACCAGGGGAATTAAGTGAGAAGTCAACTGTAACTAAATTCAAATTAGATTCTTTTACCCATCGCAGCACCTAAAGCAGCACCGACTAATCTGGAGGTTAATAAATCATAGAAGATACCTTTTTGAATACCTAGTACTTTACAAATAACTTTACCAACTGATTTACCTAAAGCAAATCCAGCTAAACCACCAAAAATAGAACCTAAAAGACCCTCATTCATAAAGGCTTCTTCTAATCTGTCTAATTCAAATGTACCGTCTTCTTTTTGGTATTGTTGTACAAATTGCTCTAGTGCAAAATCTACTTTATCTTCTAAATCTTGAGTCCATTCTGATTGTAAACCTTCTTGTAAAAGTCTCATATCAGTTTCAGTCAAGTGTTGTTCAACTAAGTAATCATTAAATGTTTTCATAATGTATATATCTTATTAATCTATTTCTAATCTTAAGTCTAGCTTGTTGTAAAAAAATGTACATTCAAACGTATTAAAGTCAGCAACATTCTCAGCCATATTTAAGTTTAACTCATTTATAGAGTTCATTATTATTTTATTAAATTCCATATAGGCTACTGAACTTCCCTCTGCATCTAAAATTCTTAAAGTCATTGGTTCTATATAAGCCTCTTTAGTAGATCTAGCATAGTAGTACAAAAGAGTATCTTGCATAATCCAGTAGTTAATAAAACCATCTAATAACTGCATAGTTACCGTGAACTCTCTAGAAATTGTATTTTGAATTGGTACTGCACCTCTATGGTATCTTGTAGTCCCATCATTATCTGCTTGAGTAATTGGATCAAAAGATAATCCCGGAATATTAAGTCCTTGTATTGAATAATTAATCACATCAACTGGTTCAGCTAAAAGATTACCCGGAGTCTTATTTAAATACGCTCTGTATTTGTCTGCAACTTCTTGTGGAATAAACTTTCTAGGGAACCTAAAATCGTATGAATTATTTCTGCTATTTAATATCATTAGTTGCTTATGAATTTACCTTTAGTAACCATAGTCTCGTCTTGGCCATTGTCAATACTAATATAGAACGTTCTGTTTTGCATACCTCTAATAGAGTTTGCATTTTGTTCATTAATCTTAAACAACACTTCACCCTGTCCCATGTCAATATCTTTATTATATACATGGTTAAATTTTAACTTAGTCTTACCATCGTTAAATGTTAGTTTCACTAGTTCTGTATTTTCAAAAGAAATATACTCAAAGTCGTCACCTCTCTTTTTAGCAATCACAAACTTTATGTAAGTTGCAAATGGAGGAACTGTAATAGTTAAATCCCCCTCGTTTACAAATTCACCAGTTTCTATATCTTCAACATCTGCTAACATTTCATTAACACCACTTCCACCAGCGCCAGTGCCAGATCCAATACCTGTTAAATCTACTCTAGAACTAGAAGCAATTACATTATATCTTTCAATAAATGTAGGTACATATTTTATAGTTCTAGGTAAGTTATCTGTAATAAATCCAGAAATTATTTTGTTAGAAGTTAAACTAGGCAATACATTGTAAACCTCAGTTAATATATTTGGGCTATCAATTTTAAGTGCCTGTAACTTTTTACCATATCTAGCGGCTTGATTTACTGTAAGTGATGCTTTTTTAGTAATCTGGCTATTATCAGTTTGGTTGTATATTCTCATAGTTACATCAATTGAGAAATTAACTGCAACATTTGCATTTGTAATCACCGGTCTAAAAGTAACAGGAGTACTAAAATCTTCGTATTGTGTAAATGTGTTTTGAGTAGTTTTAATAAACGATGTACCTACTTGTTCAAATACATCTACATCAAAAATAACTACAATGTCATCGGATGAAGTACTTATTCTACTTAAAATATGTCCTTCAAATCCTGCAAGTGAATTATCCTTTTCACCATATATCTTAAAGTAATCCCCGTCGTTAGCATCTTCTACTACTACAGTAAAATCAGCAAACTCATCTTCTCTTGCAACTGTAAAAGAATTCTCTTCTCCAGTATATACATAATCGTATCCGCCTACAGCCTCTAATCTATCTAGTAATTTAAAACTAATATTATAGTTACTAAATGGGTTTTTATCACTAGAACCTATAGTTCCATCGCCATAAAATCTGTCATCGAATTCTGAATTCTGTCCAACTAAACTTGGAATCTTAATATTAATATACTTAGACCAAAGTGTTTCTCCTAAAATAAAAGGCTTAGGATTAGAAAGCTCATAATTACTTTGATTTAAATAAACTAATTGTGTTAAATAGTTTTTAACCCTAGTAGTTCTATCAGAATTTACCTCAAACAAGAAGCCTTCATATCCTCTTGCTGCAAAACTAAATCCAGATTTTAAGTGCAATCTTACAGTGTCATACAATATAAAGTTAATATTAGCTGTTGCATCTGATTGATAATTTAATAAATCATCCTCTCTACCACCAGTCCACTCTAAAGAGTTATTAATAAAATTTTGTTGTTCATAATTACCTGTTGAATCATAACCTAATAAAGCGTATTTAGTTTTATCATTACCCGGTACGTTTACAGCATGGTATCTTCCAATTGTTTGATTAATATCATTCCCTGTTTCTTCATCAGGCGTAGCAAACAGAGGATTAGCTCTAGTATCAACGATTGCTTTACCGCCAATTAAATCAGGGTAAGAATAAGATACTGTTCCGTTTATTACCGGAGTATATTCAGCAATATTAGTTATTGGAGAAAAAGAATAAACGCCTAAGTTATCACTAATAGTAAATAATTCAGGTTGTGGTAATCCATTTAAATCAAATTTATATGTCTTACCATTCTGCATTAATAAAGTTCTAGCAGCAAAGTTTTCAACTGCAAGATAACCCGACATAATAGTAACGTCAAAGTTAACTACAGCACTTCCTAATTCTGAAATTAAGTGCCTAGTACTCGAAGAATCACCTCTTACAGTATCTAGGAATTTAACCTCACTACCATTATCATCTACCTCGATGCGATACTTCTCTTGATCGCCTTGGTCGTGGTATATAAACTCAAGTAATATATCTTGGTCTATTCTAAAATATCTTGAAGATTCAGCCATGTTTTAAAATTGTAAAAATTTAGGTGACCAGTATATTCCTACGCCAATTGAAGGCCCAGTACTAATTACCTGGTTATTATTTAAGTTAACACCATATCCAACTCCAAAGCCAACTAGCCATCTAGATTTCTTTTGGTCTTTTCTGTTTAATCTACTATTAACTAGGTTTATATTTTCAATATCTTTAATCTCTAATCCAGGGTAGCTTGTTGATAACTTTAATCTATCTGCTCCGTCTACATTCTCAATCGCAGCCATTAGGCTTAAAGTTTGTGTCAATTCAAACTTAGTTTCCAGTACTTTAAATTTTTCAAATTCATATTTAAAGGTAGAAAACCCTGTTAGTTTTCTAGAGTTACCATCACCGAAATCTTCAGCAGATGTAAAAGTAACTTTAGTAGTTGTCGTGTCAATAGTCTCAGTTGTAGTAGTTACATCTAGACTATCTTTAATTTCTAGGTTAGCAGATATTAATGAGTTAACTTCTTTTAAGTCATCATTAAGTGCTAAAGCCTTTTTATACTTTTTAGTCAACTTAGCCTGGCTAGATTCTAAGTTTGATAAATCAAACTCAAAAGATCTAATTTGAGCTAGTTGATCTCCATTATCATTTCTTAAGATTGTAACTGAGTCTTGAGCAGCCTTAAAGTTATTAAGTTGTCTGCCGGCATCTTCTTGTGCTAGTTTTACATCTTGTTTTAAGTTCTCAATACTATTACATTGTCTAAGAAATAATAAACATAAAAGAACTCCGGCGATAAACATCACCAGAGACTTATTAGATAGTATATTTTTTATTTTGTCCTTCATAATTTTTTATTTTATCTAGCGTCGCCACTACCGCTTCCGGAACTATCACCGCCACTACCAGAACCACTACTTGGGTAACATTGTGCACCAATCTGGAAGTTAGACCACGTTCCCTGGATTAAATTCACTGATATTAAATCAGCACATACTACCGTGGAAGTAAATGGATTTGAAGTTATTTGGTTTGGTACGCCACACTCAGTGTACGATGCTGTTACTGTCGAGTTAGTGTTATTATTCCATGAATGGAAATATTTAGTACATGGCGCCGCTGTTGTTGTAGCAACAGTTGTTGCTTCAGTTATATAGCCTGAACAGTCTACACCATCCTGGTCAGTAGTTCCATTCAAGTCAAATACAAAACCTATTTTATCAGCACCCCATCCAGCATCTGGAGTTCTCGAACTCGATGTGGTTGCAGCCGTTAGCTTCGCGTTGTTTACGTAAATATTTGGTTTATTATCAATCATTTTAGTTAAGAAATCTGATTGAGTTCCATCGTAATTTATTGTGTAAGTTCCTCCGGAGCTATTACATGCTAGTGACGGACTAAATGCAGCGGCAAATGTTGCGAATGCCGGCCATGATGTATCAGTAATATTTCTAGTTACACTTAAACTGCCTGTTGCATTACCGGCAGAATCAGTTGCCAATAGAGTAGCTACCACATCTTCTCTATCACCTTCTGCTACAGCTTCTAATACTACATCATTTGTTATGTCAATTGATCCAGATCCTGTATTATTGTTTATTGTAATCGATAATCCATTACCCACTCCTGCGCCAGCTCCTGAGCTATCGCCGGTATAATCATTTGGACTTGCACTTCCTGTTAGGTTTAACCATACTGTAGTTCCATCTACTATATCAGTCGTTCCAACTGTATATACGATTGTAGTTCCTTCGTCTACATTTGCATCACCAGGTGATGCAGTTAATGTATTATACGCAGGCGCCGGTGCTTGAGTTGCAGGCGTCGGCGTTGCTGTCGCATTAGTTGCCGGATTCACTAATGTAAAGTCATGTCTATCAGTACAACCATTCGTAATATCAGTTATGATTGCGTAATATGTTCCCGCAGCTAATGCAAATGTATTTACAATTTGGTCATTAGACGCAAGATATGTAACAAGCTCATAATTAGCTGAGCCGCCAGTCGCAGTCATAGTAAATTGCCCATCGCTACCACCATAAGTGGTTGGATTTACTGGAGTTTCATTATCTTTTGCAAAGTTTGCACAATAAGTACAACTTCCATCATCACCTGTTGCGTTTGGATCATAATTATCCGCGTTTGGATCTGTACAACCCTGTCCATACTCTGGATTAGCAACTTGCGATATTGTCATCGAATCTGTTGCATTTGCATTACTAGGATGTGTTATTACAATATTCCCTGTTCTAGCACCAGTTGCATTCGCAGCAATTGTAAAGTTCAATTCAGGATCAAACGTAGTTCCATCAAAATATGAGTCTATTGTTACCCATGCCGGTGCAGTTACTTTATCAGCACTTAGTATTAATCCAACAGTTGGTGTCGTACTGTAAGTTATTTCACCAGCACCACCACTATGTGTTATATTAACAAATTGAGACTCGTCACCAGTAAACGCAATTGTTTCTACTGGAGCGCTTGTTGCATTTGTTGCTGACGTTGTAGCCGCAGTTGCTAATGTTGTTGCAGGTTCTCCAGTCCATGGATCCCCGTTTTCATCAACTTCTAAATCACCAGATGGGTCTATTACCACCGTGTTACCTATAATACCTCCGTATTGGTTTAGATTTAGATCTGCAGGTTGTTCAACTATAGCAACAGTTCCAGGAGTACTACCAGCACCACAAGGCGCTGTACAGAATTCTTTCCATGAAACAGTTCCATTGCCATCTTCAATTGCTCCCCAAAAGGCGCCATCACGGAATCTAATCATACCAGCCTCTAGAAAGGCAGCAGCAACGTTTGTCTCAGGTAATTTAAAAGTATTATTTATATTACTATCAAAGCTAACATTAGATTTAAAAGTAAATTTATCTAATTCTACAAAATATTCAATTATTTCTGCAGGATCTGTATTTAAATTAGCACCATAAGTCTCTGCTAATGTAAATCTAGTCCAATCGACATCTCCATCAGTTTGTTCAGATGTACTAAGAGTAATTGCTATATTATTTGAAGTTCCAGTTCTTTGTCCATGCCAATAAGTAATTAATTCATCAGAAGGAGAATTCCCTCCAACTGCATGTTTCCCAACTACTATTGTAGATCTTAAATTAGTTCTACCATTATTATCCTGAACCTCATTAAAATCTTGATCTCCTAAAAATATTACTGGATGATAATTATCTGTTGATACTTTAGGCTTAAGTATAACATATTCATTTTGAGCAGTACCATTATTAACAGGAATAACTTTCCATCTAGAAGTAGTCTCTCCAGTTAAACCCTGAGGACCTATTTCACCTTGATCTCCTTTTTGTCCAGTCTGTCCAACAGATCCCTGATCTCCTGGATTTCCCTTTTTACCTATAGGACCGCCACCGTTAGCCAGTATCTGGTCAAAGTTATAGTTAACCTTTTCCCACTTGATCTGGTTAGAGTCACTAGGGTGTAGTATTTCTTGTATATTGAATATGGCCATGCCTTATGACGTTATTTTTACCATAGGTCTAATTCTATAAGAGTAACCTAATCTTTTATTATATATCAACCTAAAATTAAGGGGCTTTTGTTCGTGAGAAGAAAAAGTAAAGTTTTGATCGTAGATGTAGTTATTATTATCTAAATCTCCAACTGAATCAACGCTTTCTACTTGAGATCCTGCACCTTTAAGCCTTTGTGTATATAGTTTAATTTGGCTAATTCCAAACACATTTATCAAGTTCTTCCCAATATAAAGTTGAGCATCATCCTCTAAAGTTGTTTTATCATCAGCCGAATTTGCAGCTAGAACATATTTTTTAATAGTATCTAGCACACCGTCAGCACTTAATTTTTTATTTATTGTAAAATCTATATAGAAGTCTAATACAACTCTCTTTTTATCCTCAAACTGCACAATATCTGTTGTATTAGTAGAGTTAGCTAAAATATCGTCTAATTCTTCTTCTGTTCTTACACGAGTAACATCAAAGTTTAACATCGTGTAACTATCTTTAATCTTCATAATAGTTGAAGCTAAATAAGATCTTTCTTCTTTAGTTTCAAATGTTCCAGGCACTTCTTCTAAAAGACCACCTGATAAAGCCCTAGTATAATAGTTTTTATCCCATGATGATTTAAACACATGGACATCTTTTTTATCAATAGCAACTTCTCCAATTAATGGATATAAAGGTGGCTTATCAGAAGATACTGATAATTTAATTACACCACTAGATTTAAATTCATTTACTTTTCTATAGAAGTGATTTTTAATATAACCCCATTGGCTATCATGAGTACCTCCATCGTAAATAAAACCTAAATTAAATGCAACACCACATCTATTATATCTCTTGTAGTAATCTTTAGCTAACTGAATATCTTCAGTGCTAGTTAAAGAATGTTTATACATTTGCTCTTCTAACTCTAACTCAATAATATTTGAAGTATTTTGTAGAGTGTTTGTTTTCATGTGAGCATATATGTCTGTAAATGTCACAACCGGAGTTGTATCAATAGTATATCCACCATTATGTCTAATCAAGAATGGATAATAAGTTCTAGTTAGTCCTAAATTAAAACCAATATTACCAGAAGATAATTTAAACGATTCAGGTTTGTCATCATCTACCTCAGTATTAACCTCGGCTTGTTTAATAAATTCAACACCATCTTCTAATAAGATAATAAATTTATTAAGAGATACTGTACCATCTAATCCTACAGTTGAATATGTAACTTTATCAGGGTTTCTTAATAACATTGTTGCCATATCTTGAGCCCCTAAAGATTCTAAGATATATTTATATGCATTAATACCTCCTCCTTTGTAAACATACTCAGCATTATACTGTAAATAACCTGGTAGATTATCTAATGTCGTTTCTACCGGAGTTCCGTTTGTAATATCTTGAGGAAGTCTTGCAAGTATTATTTCAGCCTGTCCACCTAGATTAGAAATATCTAATTGAATTTTCTGAAGACCAAACGCTGTATTTATGTTTACAATAATACTTCCGTAATCATCATCTTCATTTTTATTGATTTGCTCTAAGAATTGTGGGACACTTCCATCTGCATGCGTTAAACCATTTACTATTAAATAATTATCTGCATTAGGATCACTAAAGTTAGCACCTGTTAAATCCAAGTGGCCATCAACTTTAACATCAGAATACTTAAATGTACCCTCTTCATTATTCCATATTAATGAGTGGTTTAGTTCATATAATAATTTTCTAGTTAGAGTTTGATCTGCCCATAAATCATCTAATCTTAAAGAGATAAAGAATACTACAAACTTAAATTGTTTATTTTGTATTACTTCATATTCAATACCATTAGAATCTTCTGATGTTTTTACATTTAATACAGTACTAAATCTATATCCATTAAATTCAGAAGACTTAACAAAATCAACTGGACTTGTAGATGTAAATTCTTTTCTAGTTTTAAAGATAACTTTTAAGCCTTTAAATATAGACTCCGCAAATGCAGTATCATTACCACCATTGATTAGCGTATATTTTTTCTGTCTATTAGTCTTGACAAAAGTTTTGTATGCATTATCACCTTTAGTTTCAAAGCCTTCAGTTACAAAGAATCTATCAAAGTAATCATAGTCAATACTCTTAAACATGGCAGGCGTCATTTCAAATCCTTCCATAAAGTTAAGATAACTAAATGATTCGTTTAATTTATAGTCTGGGTTAGTTGAAGTACCAGTATTTTCTTTAAGGTGTTTTGGTAAGTTATTAATATAGAACCACTCGTGAGTCATTCCAAGTCTATCTCTACCTGCAACAGAAAGATCTGCTGAGAAGTTAGATCTACCAAACGCCTCGTTAGCGTTTAAGTAATATGGTTGTTCTCTAACAGTTAATGTATCTTTTAATACCCACTTGTTAATTGAAGGAACAACTCTACTCCTTATAGAGTTCTCTTTTAAATAGTTTTCTTTTAATCTATCATATTCACTTTCAACAAAATCTTCATTAAAAGTATCTGTTATTTCATCTTCCAATACTCCGGTTAATCCCGAGAAGTAACTCGCAGGTGCTGTTATATAATCAGTGTTTTCTCTTTCTCCAAAAGGATATATGTCACTTTGATTATCTAATTCCGGCTCGTAGTTAATATTAGCAGCGGTTTCGTATTTTAATTCTTTTAAATCTGAATTTGAAGTATCATAGAAATCAAAGTTCATATCGTGAATATCAAATGCAGAAAATAAACCTAATGTTACTAGGTTATCTGCAAAGACATTTACTTCACCTGATTCTATTGTATTTTTCTTATCCAATACAAGTTTCTTATATTGTAAAGGCAGTCTTTCAATATCATCGACAATATCGATAACTTTATTGTAAACACCTTGTGAACTAGTTTCTAAATAATCATTAATATTAATATCAGCTACAGAATCTAATGTTACTAATACAGATTTACCAGCTGAGTTACCACCATTAAAGAAATAGATCTTACTATTCTTAAATACTTCTGAAGTATTACCAGTTAGTTGTAATCTTAATACATTTCTAGGCTCGCCAGAGAGTCTGTTGTCTTCGTCAATAGTTAACCAGTCATTTGCATTATCGTTCGGCAGTGCAACCCCTGATTGCATTAGTCTATATCCAAGAACGTCATTCTTGATATAAAGATGATCTGCTCCATCATACGTTAATGCTGTAAACCCATTATCTTTAGAATTAATAGATTTTGTAAGAGCGGATGCAATTTCAGCATTAGTTCCATTTGAAGAAAATGCTGTTGTGTTAAAGCCTCCTGCTAATAAAGCATCTGACCCAAAGAACATATTATTTGAAAGATCATAAGGTACTTGTGTATACTCAATTCTAGCTAATGTTGTGTTAGAACCAGAATATGGAGCTATAGTAGGTTTTAAAGGCCTTAATGTACATTTATTTTCGTAAAATATAATGTCATCGCCGTCTGCTTTCCAATATAAGTTATCATCGATCCCAAGTCCTTTCAATACTTCAACAGTTTCTTGAACAGTATTTTGTAGTGTTAATAAGTAATTTCTATTACCATCTGTTTCTACAAGAGTAAGTCCTAATACGAATGTATCTCCAGGAGTAAATCTTGTAAAGTTAATTCTATAATCTTGTTCTTTAGAAGGGAATATTGCTATTCTATCGTTATTAGCAGGAGCTCCATTGATTGTAAGTTTAATAAAATCACTACCAGCTGCTGCATGTTTAGTTGTATCAACAGATCTACCAACATTTGCCAGCTTAATTTCA